TCCGCCGCTTCGCCGAGGAGGCCGGACCGGTCATCGAACGCACGGCTGCACGGCTCGCCAAGAAGCGGGGCGGGGCGTGAGCTGGCAGGCGGCTGTCATCGCGCGGTTGCTGGGCGATCCGGCGATCACGGCGATGATCGACGACAGGGCCGAGTGGGACGAGCTGGCGCCCGACAGCCCGCGCCCGGCGATCATGCTCCAGACGATCTCCGATCCGCGGCCGCAGAATCACGACGGGTTCGATCCGTTCCGCGGCACGCGGGTGCAGCTCAACTGCGAGGCCCGCACCGCGGCCGAAGCCCAGGCGCTGCTCGAGCTGGCGATCCCGGCGCTCGTGCTGCCCGCGGTCATCGGCGACGTCACCTTCCTTCAAAGCTTCGTCGACGGCGGCGGGTCCGACGCCATTCGCACCACCACCGGCCGCATCTGCCGCGAGCGGACCGACCTTATCATCTGGCACAACTAGGAGACCAGCAATGGCACTTTCGAAAGCAACCCACGGCCACGGCACCGAGCTGTGGATCAAGATCGGCGCAGGCGCCCTGACCAAGGTCGCCGAGATCGACGATGTCCCCGAAGTCCCCGGCTCGTCGGAGACCGATCTCTACGAGACCTCGAACTTCGACACGGTTGGCCTGAAGGAGTTCAAGAAGCTCCCTCTGCGCGACGGCGTGCCGATCACGGTGCGCGGGAACTATGTGATCAACTCGGCATCCGACGCGCTGCTCCAGTCGGCTGACGACGAAGAGGGCGCTTGCGAATTCCGGGTCGTTCTCAACGAGGGTTCGGATGTCTTCCACGTCGAAGGCAGCGCGCTGTTCTATAGCTTCAAACGGATGAACCCGGCGGATGCCAAGCGCACCTTCGAAATCACCATGAAGCCGGTCGACGTGCCGACCATCGAGGCGGCGTAAGATGAGCAGTCTCGACGAGAAGCGCTTCAAGGCGATGGGGGTGGAGTGGACGGCCCGCTTCACCTTCAACGCCACCTGCGCGATCGAGGAGGACACGGGCGAAAGCTTCTACGCGGTCGCCGCGCCCTTCCTCACCGCGATCGACAAGGGCGATGCGGGTGATCCCGAGAAGGTGCTGGCCGCACTCGGCCAGCGCAAGAACTCGGTGATCCGCCTCCTCCTGTTTCACGCGCTGGCCGACAAGCACGACGTCACCCTCGAACAGGTCGGCGACATCATTGGTGAGATCGGGTTCCAGGAGGCGATGGGAATCGTCCTCTGGGCGATCGGCAAGGCGCTTGGCGCGGGTGACACCGAAGGCGAGGAGGGAAACGCTCCCAAACCGCCGGCGCCCAACCGGACAGCCCGGAGAGCCGCCGCCAAGCGTGGCTAGAACTGCTCGGCCAGTGGTGCGCCACCGGGCGCACCGAGGCCGAGTTCTGGCGCCAGACCCCGGCTAGCCACAGCGCGATCATGCGTGGCCACAAGCGTGGTGCCCAGCTCGCGATCGAGGAACGGGTGTTGGTCGAATACCTCGCAGCGCAAATGGGCCCTGTTGCGAACGTGGGCAAGCTCGGCCCGCTCGAGCGCTGGCTCGAGCAGGTCCGGCCGCGAAAGAAGCGTAGCGTGCGCGACATGATCACCGCGTTTCAGGATGCCGCCGCCCGCGGCGCTCCGATCACGATCACCAAGGTGGAAGGTTAGGCTGATGGCAATCAGGATCGGTTCGCTGCTGATCCGGCTCGCGGTCGAGCACGGCGTCCTGCAGGAGGGGCTTTCCCGGTCCGAACGCGAAGTCGCCAAGACCACCAAGGCGATCCAGCGGCGCGGGCAGGAGATCGCCGACTTCGGGCAGAAGATGTCGCTCGCGGTCTCGCTGCCGCTCCTCGCTCTGGCGGGTGCCAGCGTCAACGCTGCGAAGGAAAGCGCCGACGCGCTCGGCCAGGTCAACGCCGCACTGGCCTCGATGGGCAATCAGGCCGGGCGCACCAGCGAGCAGCTGCAGGCGCTTGCCGGGAAGCAGATGCGCCAGTCGCTTTATGACGACGACGACATTCTCCGCCGCGTTACGGCGAACCTGCTTACCTTCGGCAAGATCGCCGGTCAGGAATTTGATCGTGCTCAGCAGGCCGCGCTCGACCTCTCGACCCGAATGGAGGGCGATCTCAAGGGCGCGACGATCCAGATCGGCAAGGCACTTCAGGACCCTATCAAAGGTGTGACGGCCCTGAAGAAGGTCGGCATTGATTTCAGCGATGCACAGAAGGCGATGATTGCCAGCCTCGTGGAGACTGGCGACGTCGCCGGTGCTCAGCGTGTGATCCTCAAAGAGCTCGAGACGCAGTTCGGCGGCTCGGCCAAGGCGGCGCGCGATGCCGATCCCGGCGCGGCGCTGGCGCAGAGCTTCGCCAACTTTCAGGAGGAGATCGGCGGCAAGCTGCTGCCGCTTCTGCCGCCGCTGCTCGATGCGGCGAGCAAGCTGATCGACTTGTTCGGTAACCTTTCGCCTGAAATGCAGACCTTTGCGATCGCGGGCGGCGCAATCGCCGCCGCGCTCGGCCCGGTGCTGATCGGGATCGGAGCATTGGTGAGCGCCGCGGCCCCGCTGGTTGCCATGATCGGCGGCAGTGCGACGGTGGTTTCGGTGGCGGGGCTGGCGTTCAATACGCTGCTCGGCGTGCTCGGGGCAATGGCCGCGCCGATCGCTGCAGTCGCGGCCGCCGGCGCGCTGATCTATTTCAACTGGGACAAGGTCGCGCCGGTCCTCGAAGGGCTGTGGCAGACCGCGCAGGAGACCATCGGCCCGCCGCTCCAGAACCTTGTCAACGCGATCTCCGAACTGTTCACCGGCTTGTGGGATGGCCCGCTCGGCACCGGCTTGCGGGCCGCCGGAGAGCTGCTCGCTGACTTCGGCAGCGGGGCGGCCTCGGTGCTGGGCACGGTGCTGCAGGGCGCGCTGCGCGGAGCGCTGGCCTATATGGAGGTGACGTTCGAGCAGATCGGCAACGTCCTCAACCTTGCCGCCGCGCTTATCCGGGGCGACTTCTCGGGCGCGTGGCAGGCGATGAAGGACATCGTCGTCACCGCGGTGACCGGCCTCGGCCGCGTGATCGAAGCGGTGTTCCCCGGCGCACTCGGCTATGTCCGCCAGCTGTACGAAGGGGTGAAGACCTGGCTGCAGGACAAGCTGGGCGCGGTGTTCGACTGGGTCGGCCGGAAGATCACCGAGGTCACCGGCTTCTTCTTCGAGATGTACGACGCCGTCGTCGGCAACTCCTACGTCCCCGACATGGTCGCCGAGATCGGCGTGGAGTTCAACCGGCTGCAGGGCCTGATGGTCGCTCCGGCGAAGAAGGCGACCGACGCTGTCACCGAAGCCACCCGCAAGATGGCCGAGGACGTCTCGGCGCTGCTCGATCGGCTGTTCCCCGAATTCGCCGAAGCGCGCAAGATGGCCGAGGAGCTGGCGCTGCTCGACGCCGCCGCGGCCAACCCCAAGATCGGGCTGAGCGATGACGTGCGCGCCCGCGCCCGGCAGCGGGTGCTGCAGGATCGCTACGGCAAGGAGGCGACCGTCTCGGACGGCCTGCTCAACGAAGGCCCGCTGGTCGATTTCAAGGCCAAGTTCGATGAGCTGCAGGAAGCGATGCGCGGCACGGCCGACGCCGCGCGCGTCCAGACCGTCCAGATCGCGCAGAGCTTCAAGGACATGGCCGATCAGACGCTTTCGGCGCTCGAGCGGATGGTGGGCGCGATCAAGGGCGGCGGCTTCCTCGACATTCTCTCGGCGGCGATCAACCTGTTCCTGCAGGTCGCCGGGACCGGGCTGCTGGGCAAGAAGTTGGCCGCCAATGTCAACGCGCCGCGGGTGCCCGGAAATGCCAACGGCACCGCCTTCCACCCCGGCGGGCTGATGCGCGTCGGCGAGCGCGGGCCGGAGATCCTGCAGGTCCCGCGCGGCGGGCGGGTGGTCCCCAATCACGAGTTGCGCGCCGCGGGCGAGCAGTCGCTGCGCATCATCCTCGAGGAACGCACCGACATCGTCTCCGGCCGGATCGATCGCCGCATCGGCGCCGCCGCCGGGCCGATTGCCGAAGGCGGCGCGCAGATCGCCAACGCACGCCTCGCGCGCCGCCAGACCCGGAGGATCGCTTAATGGCAACCGAGATAGTCCTGAAGATGGCGGCTGCCGCTGGGGTGCTGGGAGGGCGCGCTGTCGTGCCGGTTGATGGCGCCGGTGACCGCCTGCCGAATGTGGTGGCGGTGACCACCGAAAGCGAAGCGGGGGAGGCGGCGTTCGTCACGATCCGGCTTCGTGTTGACGGCAAGTCGGTGCGGTTCGAATGATCCTGCTCCCCGCCTCCCCCGCGCCCAACGCCGCGCAGCCCGAGATGCTCGACTTCGGGCGCACGATCGAGGGCGCGCTGGGCGGCGGCAGCGTGCGCGTCAACCGCCCGGGCAGCCGCTTCCGCGTCGCGGTGAGCTTCGCGCCGATGGAGCCGGAGACCGCCGACATCTTCGTCGCCCGCCTGATCGCCGCCAAGGATGAAGGCCTGCGCATCCCCTACCCCCAGCGCAAGCGCGCGCGTGGCAATCCGGGCAGCCCGGTGGTCGACGGCGCGAACCAGACCGGCAAGCTGCTGGCGGTGCGCGGCGCGACCGCCGGCCACGCCTTCCGCGAAGGCGGGTGGATCAGCATCGAGGACGCCGCCGGCCAGCACTACCTCCACAACATCCGCGGGAGCGTGCAGGTCGGCGCCGATGGCACCTGCGATCTGCCGATCAGCCCGATGCTCCGCGTCCCCTTCGCCGATGGCGCGACGATCCACGCCGCGCAGCCGATGATCGAAGGCCTGGTCGAAGGTGAAAGCATCACCTGGCGCGAGACCGAGCAGCACCTGGTCGAAGTCGGCTTCGTGCTGCGGGAGGCGGCGTGATGGAGGTGGTTTCGCTGGTCGGCCTGCTCAAGATCGAGCTGCCCGAGGACGAGGTGACGCTGTGCGACGGCGGGTTCTTCCCGTGGGATGGCGACAATTACGTTTCGCGCAGTCCGCTGTTCGGGGTGATCACCAGCGTCGAGGGCCTCGAGGAAGGCATCGGCGACGAGATCCCCGCGCTCGAGCTGACCTTCGCCCCGCCAGGCGATACGCCGGCGGCGAGCCTGTCGCAGCCCGGCTTCCAGCAATCGCGCGTCCGCCTGTGGGTGGCCGATTACAATCCCTCGACCGGGGTGATCGTCGGCACCCCCGAACTCGAATTCGACGGAATGCTCGACCAGACGACGCTGCGCCTGTCGCGCACCGAGCGCACGCTTTCGGCAACGGTGGTGCCGACCGCCGAGCGCCTGTTCCAGCGCAACATCGGCAACAGCCTGTCGCCCGCGTTCCACAAGTCGCTCTACCCCGGCGAGCTCGGCCACGACAACGCGACCGGGCTCAAGACGCCGACCGCATGGGGCGTGGCGAGCCCGCGCGCCGCCAACGGCAGCGCTGCCTACAACGCGGCCTCGGCGGCCATTTCGAGCATCTTCCGATGAGCGGCCTTCCGGATCTTGAGCGTCGCCGCGTCGCGACGGGGAAGACGCTCGCCCATTATCAGGAGCGCAGCTTCGACTGGCGGCGGCAGGCGACCTGCCTGCATATGTTTCGATTCCACGGTCAGGCGATGGGCCACCACTTCCCGCGCATCCCGCCGATCCGCAGCGAGTTGCGCGCGCTCAAGGAATTGCGCGCGCGCGGGCACGAGAGCGTGATCGATCTGGTCGACACGCTGCTGCCCCGGATCGCGCCGGCGCAGATGCGGCTCGGAGACGTGGCCGCGCTGCCGGGTGATGGCAGCCCGTTCAATGCGCTGCTGATCAACGTGGCCCCGCGCAAGTTCGCAGGCTGGCACCCGGACAAGTTCACGATGGCGATCATGGACATCGAACTCGGCGCGGTCACCGCCGCCTGGAGGCTCTGATGGCCAAGGTCCTGCGCACGGTTGCCGTTGTTGCCGGGGCGGTGGCGCTGATCGCGACCGGGATCGGTGCGATCGGCGGCGCGGCCTTCGCGGCGACCGCGCTGGGCGGCACGATCGCCACGATTGGCACAATTGCGGGGGTCGTGGCAGGCGTCGCCGGGATCGGTGCGCAGCTGCTCACCAAGCCCCCGCCCGCGCGCGGGAGCGTCACCGAGACGATTATCGAGGTCAACCCGCCCAGCCCCTATTGCATGGGCGAGGGCTACTTCGCCGGGGTGATGCGCCACCGCGTCGGTTACGGCGCGACGCTGAAGAAGGTCCGCAATCCCTACCTGCTCCACGTCCTTGCGCTGAGTGTCGCCGGCCCGATCGAGGGCCCGATCGTGCCGCAGGTCGATTTCGGCAGCGTGCCGAGCTGGTACTCCGGCTTCCTTGCGACCGACACCCGGCTCGGCCTGCGCCCCGATACCGCGCTGGTCCCGCCCTTCGATCCGGCCGCGCCGGGCTGGTCGAGCGCGCACAAGCTGTCTTCGACCGCGGCGATCGCGTGGGTCCACAAGTTCGACAAGGACGGCGAGCGCTTCGCCTCCGGCCTGCCGACCGAGGGCGTGCTGGCGAAGTGGGTCAAGGTCTACGACCCGCGCCAGGACAGCACCTTCCCGGGCGGGGACGGGCCTTGCCGCCTCGGCGACGAGGACACCTACGTCTGGGATGGCCCGCCGGGCGCGACGATTCCGGCCGGCGAGAACCCCGCGCTCCACGCCGGGACCTACGCCTTCGGCCGCTACGTCAATGGCAAGCGGGTGATGGGCCCGGGGCTGCCGGCCGACGCGATCGACTGGGAGGCTGTCGCCGCATGGGCCAATGATTGCGAGGCCAATAACTGGCGGATGTTCGGGGTGGTGTTCGAGGGCATCGGCGACGACGTCCAGCGCCGCTGGAACAACCTGCGCGACATCTGCATCGCCGGCGGCGGCGAGCCGCTGTTCGCGGGCGGGCGGCTGCACTTCCACTGGCAGCGCCCGCGCGTGCCGCTCGACACGATCACCGAGGCCGACATCGCCGACGGGACGCAGGAAGTCACCGCGATGCAGAGCTGGCGCGACCGGCTCAACACGGTGATCCCGGAGTTCCTCGATCCCGCCAGCAACTGGTCGCTGCAGCCGATCGATGCGGTGCAGGTGTCGACCTATCTGGCCGAGGACGGCGAGGAGAAGGTGGAGAAGGTTCCCTTCAACTTCGTCAAGGATGCCGACCAGGCCGCGCAGCTGGCCGCCTACTGGGTGACGAACAGCCGCGAGCTCACGCCGATCACGCTGACGGTCAAGCCGCGGCTGCGCGCCTATCGCCCGGGCGAGTGCCTGGCGCTGGACCTGCCGCAGCTCGAGCTCGATCAGGACGCGGTGATCCTGCGCCGCGCCTTCAACCCGGTGACCGGCGAGGTGACGCTGACACTGGTGACCGAGACTGCGGCCAAGCACGCCTTCGCGCTCGGCCTGACCGGCACCCCGCCGCCGACCCCGGCGCTGGGCCAGACCGCCGAGGACCGGGACCGCTTGGCGGCCGGGGCGCAGAACCCGCCGGGATATTCGACAATCGAGATCTCGGGCAGCTACACCGCCGGGCTCGCGGGCAACATCACCCAGGCGGTGGTCGGCGGTGATGCCGAGGTGACGATCCCGAATCACACCCGGATCTACACCACCGGGCGGAACGTCGCGGTCACCGGCGACACGCTGCTGCTGCCCTTCAGCACCGAGCTGCTGATCTATTACGACGACGAGGACCGCACCGGCGGCGCCGTCACCTACGAAACCACCGCCACCGCGGCCGACGCCTACTTCTCTGAAGACCACCCCGATCGCCACTTCATCGCCCGGATCACCACCGTCGACGCCACCGGCGCGGGCGGCGACGCCGGCGGCGCCTCGCCTCCGGGCGGCGGCGGTTGGAGCGGTCCCGACCCCGGCATCGAAACGCCTTAAGGAGCCCCTGATGCAGACCCAGTGGAAGGAATGGCTCGCCG